ACGTAGATAGTTTTGATATCACATATCTTTGTAATCGTATCGATAGGATACTAGGTGAAAATGAACACAAGAAACTTTCACCATGGGGTTCATCAGAAACACGTGAGTTCACAACTTATGGATATCAGAAGAATGTAAACTATACACTTCATGGTATCAATATCATTGACTATCTAGAACTTTACAAGAAGAATACTTTTGTCAATCAAGAGTCATACAAACTTGACCACATTGCAAAGGTAGAACTGGGTAAACAAAAACTAGATTACTCAGAGTATGGTTCACTTCACATGTTGTATCAAAAGAACTATGAGAAGTTTTTAGAATATAATATTCGTGACGTTGTTCTTGTCGAAGAACTAGAGGACAAACTAGGTCTCATGGAACTTATCATGTCACAAGCTTACACTGCAAAGTGTAACTTCAATGACACCTTTGGAATGGTGAAGTATTGGGAGACAATCATCTACAACTTCCTCAAGGAACGTGGTATTCAGATGCCTCCTAAGAAAATCCAAGGTGAAGACAAATCTAAACAGATTGTTGGTGCATATGTAAAGGAACCACATGTAGGTAAACATGATTGGGTAGTGTCGTTTGACTTGAACAGTCTATATCCACACTTGATTATGCAATACAATATCTCACCCGAGACTATGCAGAAAGGTTCATTCGGAGATGCAAGTGTAAAGAAACTACTAAACAAAGAATGTGACTTGACTTATCTCAAGAAACAAAATCTATCGATGGCAGCAAATGGTGCAATGTTTAGTAGAGACAAACAAGGATTCCTTCCCGAACTCATGGAAACATTTTACGATGAACGTAAGATGTGGAAGAAGAAGATGATTGAGTATCAGAAGGAAAAAGAAAAGACATCAGATGTCAGACGACTGAAAGAACTTGATACACTTATCAAACGTGCATATAACAATCAACAGGTCAGAAAGATTGCACTTAACTCAGCTTATGGTGCATTAGCAAACAGGTGGTTTGCATTCTTCAGTGTACCGATGGCAGAAGGTATTACGACCAGTGGACAGTTATCTATTCAGTGGGCAGAGAAACAAATCAACAATTACTTACAAGAAATTCTTGGTGATGACAAAGACAGAGTTATTGCAATCGACACAGACTCTGTCTACATCACATTAGATGACCTAGTGCAAAAAGTGTTTCCCGAAGAAACAGACAAGCAAAAAATTATTACATTCATCGACACAGTTGCAAACACAAAGATTAAACCAATCATTGATGAGGGGTATGAAGAACTTGCAGAATACATGAATTCCTATCAACAAAAGATGGAGATGGGTAGAGAGGTAATTGCAGATAGAGGTGTATGGACTGCAAAGAAACGATACATCCTCAACGTACATGATAACGAAGGTGTACGACTTGCAAAACCTAAACTCAAAATGATGGGTATTGAAACTGCAAAGTCTTCAACTCCACAGTGGGTCAGAACAAAACTAGAACAAGCTTTCAATGTTGCAATGACTGGAACCGAACAAGAACTATGGGACTTCGTAGAAGATGCAAGGAACGAGTTCAATCAGTTACCACCCGAGGTAGTTGCATTCCCTAGGGGTGTAAGAAACCTTAAACAATATCAAGGTGACAACACAGTGTATCGTAAGTCAACACCGATTCATGTTAGAGGTTCACTGTTGTTCAATCACTTCCTTGAAGAGAAGAATCTCAAAGGTAAGTATGAAACTATTAAAGAAGGTGAGAAGATACACTTCTGTTACCTTACACTTCCAAATCCAATCAATGAGAATGTGATAGGATTCATCGGAGAACTACCGAAAGAGTTTGATTTACACAAGTTTACAGATTATGATATGCAATTTAACAAAGCATTTCTAGAACCATTACGTGTGGTTGTTCATTTGATGGGTTGGAATACCGAACCAACTGCATCTCTAGATAGTTTCTTTGCATAAATAAGAGTATGAAATCATTTTTGGAATACATAACTGAGGTTGATTCTTACTCTACCCGTATGAAAAAACGTGCAGCTTTCCGTAAAAACAAAGCAAAGATATTGTTGAAAAGAAAGAAAGCAATGAAGAAAGCAAACTTCGACCCTAAATCTCTAGAGAGAAAGGCACGTAAAAGAGCAAGAATGATTCTCATCAAGAAGATGATTAAAGATAAAGATTACAATACATTTTCAATTGGTCAAAAGAAAGATATAGAACAGAAACTAGAGAAGAAGAAAACTGCTATAGCTAAGATTGCAAGGAAACTGATACCAATAGTTAAAAAGAGTGAAGCTGCAAAGAGAAAACCGAAAGTGAAGATGGATAAAAGTGGAGTAGCAAAAGGATAATGTATCAGTATAAAGTTAAAGTTGTCAAAGTAGTAGACGGAGACACTATCGATGTAGATATCGATTTAGGATTTTCTACAGTATTAAAGAAACAAAGAGTTAGATTTTTGGGTATAGATACACCCGAAAGCAGAACTAGAGACTTAGTAGAGAAGAAGTTTGGTAAAGCTTCGAAGAAACATTTAAAAGGTTTATTAGAGAGTGCAGAGAGTTTATCTCTCATCTCTCATGACAAGGGTAAATTTGGTCGAATCCTTGGTGAGATAATTGCACATTTTAATGAAGGACACCCAGTATACGAGACAGAAGTAAATGTCAACGAACAGATGATTTTAGATGGACATGCAGTTCGATATACAGGTGAAAACAAAGACCTAGTGGAACAACAACACTTGGCAAATAGAGAACGACTCATACAAGAGGGTGTAGTTGTTCTTGATTAATTCAAAAAACCTCTTGACGAAAGACCGAAAGGTATATTATAATAGATGGAAATTAGTATTTTAGATTGTGTTTACATACTATCAATTGGGATAATCATCTCATGGTTATTCTATATGGAAGTACAAATTAGTCAGATAAAGGCAATGATGGAAGAACACGTCAAATGTACTAGTAAGTTACAGAATGAAGGAGTGAATGATGGACTTTCTAAAACAAATAATAAAAAGCAGTGGAAATGAGTATGCAACAGTAGTATCTGATGGAGTTGCGGCAGGAGATGTCGATAACTTTATTGATACTGGGTCATACATTTTCAATGCATTACTAAGTGGTTCACTGAAAGGTGGACTTCCCTCAAACAAAATTACTGCAATAGCAGGTGAATCTGCAACTGGTAAGACATACTTTGCATTAGGTATGTGTAAACAGTTTTTGGATGATAACCCCGACGCTGCAGTAATCTATTTCGAATCCGAATCTGCAATCACCAAAGAGATGATTGAAGAAAGAGGAATTGATTCAAACAGAATTGTAATTGTTCCAGTTGTGACAGTGCAAGAATTCAGAACACAATCTATCAACATGTTAGATAGTTATCTCGATACACCCGAAGATGACAGACCTAAGATGATGTTTGTTCTCGATTCACTTGGTATGTTATCTACAACCAAAGAAATCGAAGACACTGCAGATGGTAAAGAGACTAGAGATATGACTAGAGCTCAGATTGTCAAGGGTGCATTCAGAGTGTTAACACTTAAATTAGGACGTGCAAAAGTTCCGATGATAGTAACAAACCACACTTATGATGTTATCGGTTCTATGTTCCCTCAGAAAGAAATGGGTGGTGGAAGTGGATTGAAGTATGCAGCTTCATCTATCATCTATCTATCTAAGAAGAAAGAGAAAGAAGGAACAGAAGTCATTGGTAATATCATTCATTGTAAGAATGCAAAATCAAGATTGACTGTAGAGAATAGAATGGTAGATGTCAGACTTAACTATGATACAGGTCTAGATAGACACTATGGACTATTAGATATGGCACTTGCAAGTGGTATATTTGAGAAGTCATCTACAAGAGTCAAATTACCAAATGGTAAAACTGAATTCGGTAAAACTATTAACAATAACCCCGAGAAGTATTTCACAGAAGATGTGATGAACCAACTCGAAGAGGTTGCACAACAATATTTTAAATATGGAAACACGACTAGAACAGACGATACTGAAGAATCTGATTCAGAGTGAGACTTTTACACGGAAGGTGATTCCTTTTGTAAAGGAAGAGTATTTCTCAGAAGATGATGAACGTAATGTGTACAAACACATCAAACAGTATTTTGACAATTACAATAACCCACCAACACCCGAAGCACTCCTTATCAATCTTGAGAGTGATTCAAAGATAAACGAGAACATTCTCAAGTTATCAACTCAGTTGGTAAAAAACATTCGGGAAGATGTAGAATCTACACCCCATGACTGGTTAGTCGATGAGACTGAAAAGTGGTGTAAGGATAGAGCAATCTACATTGCAGTGATGGATTCCATCGAAGTGATTGACAAGAACTCAAAACGTTCAACAGGTGAGATACCCGATTTACTTAAGGAAGCACTTTCCGTGTCTTTTGATTCTCATATTGGTCATGACCAGTTGGAAGATGCAGAAGAACGTCATGACTTCTACACTAGAGAAGAAGAGAAACTACCATTTGATTTGGAATACTTCAACAAGATTACCAAAGGTGGTTT